TCAAATAATAACCACTTAATAAATTTAATTTAATGGAATACAATCAACCAAGTGAGATAGTTAAAGATCTATCTTTCGGGATAGATGCAAAAGAAAAAATCATGCTCGGTGTAGATAAATTAACAAGTGCTGTTAAATCTACCTTAGGAGCCTCTGGAAAATGCGTTATATATGAAGACGCATTGGGAAAACCGGTGATAACAAAAGACGGTGTAACCGTTGCGGAAAGCGTAGTCTTATATGATCCGGTTGAAAACATAGGTGCAACTTTAATTAAAGAAGCAGCTAGAAATACGGTGAAAGAAGCGGGTGACGGTACTACAACAGCTACCGTGCTTGCTCATTCATTATTGCATTTAGCTAATGAAAAAAAACACAGTATAAGACCAGTTAAAGAAGGTATAACATCAGGACTAAAAAAAGTAAATGAATATCTTAATAAAAAAGCTATTGCAGTTAAAAATGATATGTTACAAAGCGTGGCAGAAATTAGTTGCAATAATGACAAAGATCTCGGAAAAGTTATATCGCAAGCTTACTCAAAAGTAGGTAAGGACGGTGTCGTCCTAATGGAAGAGTCTGAGACCCATGACACATATGTTAAAATCGTAGAGGGCACACGGATAGATTGCGGACTCAAATCGCCACATTTTATAACAGATAAGGATAAAGGTAGAGCAGTACTAGATAATCCGTACGTACTAATAGTATCTTCACAAATACCTAATATTCGTAAAATACAAAGTGTTTTAGAATTTGTTATTAAAAAGAAAAGGAGTTTGTTGATTGTCGCAGGTGTAGAACAACAACCTATGGCCGCATTGCTAGCAAATAAAGTCAAAGGTAACATAAAAGTAAATGTTGTAGATTCACCTGGATTTGGTCCAACAAAACAAGACACGATTGAAGATCTTGCGATACTTACCGGGGCTAAAGTTATAAATGAAGAATTAGGTGATGATTTAGATTTAATACAGCCAGATGTTTTAGGTGAAGCTTTACAAGTAATAACTGATGATAAACATACAATACTACAAACACCAGATTTAGTTCACCCTAGTTTTGTAGACAGGGTTAAAGGAATTGAAGAAAAAATCAAAAAACAAAAAAATCCGTTTTTTAAGAAAAAGCTACGACAAAGACTAGCAATGTTAAACGGGAAAGTAGCAATTATTAAAGTTGGAGCAGATTCACAAGTTGAAATGAAAGAGAAAAAAGATAGAGTTGAAGACGCTATATATGCAACTAAAGCAGCTTTGCAAGAAGGAATTGTTGCAGGAGGTGGTGTTGCTTTACTAGATGCTTCATTTAGTATTGCACCAGAAAATGAGTATGAAGAAATTTTATTAGAAGCAATAAAAGCACCATATGCTACTATATTAGATAATGCTGCATTAGCACATTATGAATCTAAGAAAAGAGGATTTGGTATAGATGTTGTAAATAATAAAGAAGTTGATATGGTTAAAGCAGGAATTATAGATCCTGTGCTTGTAACTAAAACAGCGTTAAAAAATGCGGTTAGTGTTGTTAATACAATATTTTCTGCTGATTGTGTAATTAGTAATGTAAGAATAAATGCAAGCAATTAATTACTACGTTGTTGTTAAAAAAATAAAAGAAGCACCAAAAAAAGTTGGTGGCTTAGAACTTACGGAAGACCAAAATAAAGACGTAAGGTATTTAAAAGGAAAAGTTATATCGGTTGGTGATTTAGTAACAACCATAAAGCCAAATGATATAATTCACTATGACAAACACGCAGGTCATGGTATTGAGTGGAAAGACAAGCTGTATTATGTTATTAAACTAGCAGATATAGTTATTGTTGAGTAAACAATTGAAATTTAATTTAGTCGTGATGAATTTATTGTTTAACCCTTAAAAAATTATCAAAATGGCAAAAATACACGAAAAATTTTTGATCTTTGTTGACGGCGCTGATGACGCTGCAATGTACCCTGTATCTAATATACAGTCGATTACACTTGCTTCTAACGGTGCGTTAATAATGAAGTTTTCTCCAGGATCACTTGGAGACGGACAAGCTGCAAGTATTGACATCGTTACTTTGACTATTACTGCTGATACTGAAAAAGCAGTAATGCAGGCAATAGCTAACGCATGTGCAGATGCTTACTCTGACGCTTCGATAGTTGTTTGTGATGATGTTAATAGCATATTTTTACATGCTAACATTTTATCATGTGCAATTACTCTTGACGCTTAATGAAAATTAGCGCGCAAGATTTGCGGCAGTTACAATTACTTAAGTATTACAGGCTCATAAGAAAGTGGGCCTGTAAAACTTATAACTTAAAAGATGCGGATTTAGAACTTTTAATCTATTTAGATTGCAAAGAGAGATTTACGCGTAATGAATTTATAGATGGCTCTTATACTTACAGTTGGGATAAAAACCGCTGGGAACGGTTAAGAAATGAAGGATGGATAGATGTATGGAGACATCGAAACAGAACAACAATAAAATACAGTATATACAAAACCTCATTTAAATGTAGTCAACTTATATCTCGTATATACAGAATAATGCTCGGTCAAGAAGACTTACCTACAAGCGAGCGAAGCGTATTTTATGAAAATAAATCATATACCGATAAGGTTTATAATAAATCTATTGATGATATGATAAAAGATACAAATCGGTAATGGGCTACAAAATGAAAACTAATTTACCCGAATTATTAGGTATAAATCCTGAGTTATCAACTTATGATATACCGGTATTTGAGAAAAAATTGCCCGAAGGACAGTGGGGAGCTGCTAATATAGATAGAACAATACATATAAATAAAAATCTATCCCAAAAAAATAAAAAAGCAGCCGTAGAACATGAAATGGAACACGTTAAACAATTTAGAAGCGGAGAGGCTACTTATGATAATAATAATATATATTATAGAAAAACTCCATTCTCGCCCATAAAAAAAATATCAAGAGATTCAATTAAAGAAGGAGCGCATAATTTACCGTGGGAAGCTTCTATTTATAAAAAAACTAAGAAATATGCCACATAAAAAAAATCATCATACATTAAAACCAGGGAAGAGTAAACTTCATGGAATGGTTCAAAATATAAAACATAATCCTAATCCACCTTATGCATTTATTAGAAATATTGGAGTTGGCGCTGTATTATTAGCCCCATTACCGTTTGGTAAAAGTAATATGGCAAAAAATATGGCAAGTTTTGTAAAACAATCTAAAAAAGTGCCACCAATTAGTAGAAATCCTTTTACTGGCACAACTAAACAATATATACAACGTAGTGTTGATAATCGTTTAAAAAATATAATTTCTGGAAATGTAGAAAGCTCTGTTAAACAATTTGGACAAAATCAATCTAACTTATTACGTGAAGCTATACCCAATAGAGCTACTATAACAAGGAATGTGCCTGTTGTTGGAAAACCTGGTACAACAGTAAAAGTAACTAACCCAAAAACTAAAGCTGTAT